GCCATGTCTCCGAAGGTAGTCAAGAGTTCGATGTTGTGCATTGACGGACACGGGAGCGACCCACTGTGTCCCACTTGTATAAGTGTAGGTTTCGAAGTTGGCTGTTAACGATTCATCAAACGGGATGGGGAAGTCGACATATATAGTTTCCTTCCAAAGATCATCGCATCGGATGAGTTCTAGTTGCTGCTCGCACTGTATTTGTGTAGATGGCAATATGCCGTACAAGTCATAAACTAGTTGTCTGGTGCGGGGTGTTGGCTCACGCCGCTCCGGCAAACCGGTGTTAACGTACCGGCGCAGGTGCTCTCTTTTATAAGCTTCGGTCGAGTCGATGATCGAGCTCCTAATGGAAATACCTTCAGTGAGTTCCACGAGATGCCGGCCCAGATCGCCCAAAATTGGGCATCCATTGTATTGGTGGGCAAGGCTAAATCCCTTGGCTCGGAGAAGTTGGAGTTTGACGGCTCTACGGCTGCCGACGTACCGCCGCGGACACCACCCCACATTCATGAGGTGCTTGGCGGGCGATGCAACGACGACCTTATCGACAACATCAAACACGTTGCCGCAAAACGATGCTGTATTTAAGTCGCATGTTTTGATTATTTTAATGAGCCAGCCGAGATTCTCGAACCACTTCTCGTCAGGGGCGAGGTGTGGATTTTGAACCCGGAAAATTCCATCGTCTCCTTCGACGAAGCCCCGAACTCCGCCCTTCTCATAATCGCCAGCCCCTGTCACAGAGCAGGCATACAAGAAGAGCATGAGGTTGCTGAATCCATTGCCGAGCGAGGTGTTCATTTCCCCACTCATTCTTGTTGCGTTTATGGATATATTCATCAACTTCATCACTATGTTCTGGACACCGCCTAAGGTTTTCCTTATCAACCCCATTATGAACATGGCTCGGGGGTTTAATGAGCACATGTAGTTATATAATACAAATTCCAGGTTGATGTAGACCTGGCGCGTGAAGTGTGCCTCCATGCTTTTATAATCGGTACAAAAATAAGTGGCTCCAGTGGCGTAGAGTTCTTCCTCCAATATAGATGGTCTAAGTTCAACCGGTTCAGTCTTAATGAACCAAGAATGAGAGAAGACTTCATCTGATATGATTTTGAACAATGGGCCGCTGAAGCACTTGAAATAGTCCTCCCTGGAGTTGATTAGCCTGAGAGCCTTCCACGGCACCTCGTATCCTTCATCCTTCAAGAATGATTTAACACGTGTGCGAAGAAGGTTAATGTCGTCGCCAACATTAAGTCTCTCCCAGACCTGGATCAGCTGATCCTTGCGCTGTCTTGAGTACTCAGTGGATTCAATCCAACTAAGCACATCAATGTCGGCTTCAACCGGGATGGGTGTGAAGGTCCTTTTCACGAATTTCTCCGTAAATGCTCGCAGACCGTTTATTGAGCATTTCGGGTGGGGTGGTTTTCTTCCCATTCTATACATAGCTCCGACAGCCACATCTGGCGGAAAGTCTGCGTCCCCACGGCACGTCGCTGCATTTGTAATCACTACCGGTAAAGATTCAGAAACATCCCTCCTATCTTCAGTCACCTGGTTGATCTTCACCCTAGGGGCAAGGATCCTAAGATCAGGTTTGACATCAATGTCAGGAAGGGGTATTCCTTCATAACCCCGGTAGGGCTTCATTTGCAGACCGTGGGAACGCACGTCTATTTTAAAGACGCGGTGGGGTCTAAAACATCCGTACGGATGTTTTTACCCAAAAACATGCCATAGAAAAACATAACATGTTTTGTGTCCGTGAGATCTCCTGCTATCATGGAGTTCACAGGTGGAACAGTAGCCAAAGCGCCACGCATGGCCGCCAGAATTTGGTTGTATTTTCTGGCGCCGGTCTCCTGGCTAAAAATCAATCCGAACGAGTTGAGTTCAGAAAATAGGCAAGGGACACAAACAGACCTCAAAAGAGAAAAGGGTCTGTGGGGTTCGGCGGCTAGCTCAGGGAACATTGAGGTTTCGATGGAGCTGATCCGGATCCACTTACCGTCAAGACACATTCGGATCTCGTAATGCCCGTACAAATCCGTGGAACCATCGGATTCGGTGGGTCGGATGGCGTAGGGTCGATGGTTGGGGTCAACTGGGCGCATTGCATCAACAACGAAGTAAAGATCAACTTTGACGTTGGCAAACTGGCTAAGATAATATGACCACCAGTCTTTGCGGAGAAAATCAACGATATCCCAAAGGCATTCCAAGCCTTGATGCCACATTGGGCCCAACAGTAGGGTCCTGAGATCGAAAAATTCCATGCTGGCGGAGACACAGACTGAACGGAATGCAGTTCGAAGCACAAAGCCGAAGGTGGACATCTGGGCGTGTGTCATGAACCTGTTCGCGAGGCTTTTACCAAAGAAATATCTGTGGAAAATCGCCCGGAATACCGGATAAAGCCCCGTGCGGCGGCGACCATGGGCATAGTATTGAGACTGC